GCCGGCGCCTAGATCCGGGCCTTCCACCAGGTCTTGAATTTCACTACCGGTAATAAACCATTTTTCCCATTCTATCTGAATACCTGTATATTCATTGAAACTTGAACTATATGTAGCAGCTATTGATGCTGATATGCTACTTGATAAACTCAATTGTAATACCGATGCAGATGCAATCAAGTCGACTTGTAATGCCCTTACCTCGTCTGATACCGTAGCATATTCTAAATCAGACAGTCTAGTGTCAAACACAGAATCATAACTAAAATACCATTCTGCATATGGATATTGTGCTGCAGAAGATGATGCAATGGAAATAGTGCCTGTTGAATAACTTGCGGTACCGATATAATCTATCTGCCAATCTGTTGCTGCAATAGAACCAGAAGATGAAAGTGTTCTGTCAATAGTAAAATTTGTGTCTGATTCTTTACTTACAATATTGTATGTACCATCGATTTCAGAAATTCCTGTTCTGGATAAAGTAACAGAGCCTGAATTGTCAATTGGTGCAGTTAATATTGCTGAAGATGCTGTTACGCCTGTACTCCCAATATATTGAGTCTCTATTGTTGATGGGAAGCTAAGTGTTGCAGGATTACCTGCAGACATTGATACTGCATTTAATGTAACATCATCAAGTAATGTAATCGTATAGTTCGGCCCGTCGAGAGACCATGATATATCAGCACTACCAATCGGAGCACCCTCAAATACAAATATACCTGTTGGATCCTCTGATTCATCTTGTATCTGTGTAAAAATTTGTACATCTGTAGCATTACTCTCAATATACTCGGTTCCAATTCGAAATGTATTCGTATCTTCATATGAAGCAGTCGTTGTACCAAAACTACCAGAAACATTAATACTACTACCAGTATATCCAAATGTTAATGTGGCAGATTCATCTAATAAACTAGAAGAAACTTCATAATCCAATTGATATGATTGAGATATTGCTAAAGTTGATGTTTCTAATTGCAATGTAACGTTATTAACGCGCGTTTCAACAGCAATTGGGTCTACACCATTTATAGAAATAGTTGCTACATCAAATGCAGGAAAACTGCCGCCATGCAATAATGCTGTATTGCTGCTATTAAAAGACGTAACAGCTGATGATGCCGTAGTCTGATAATTGAAACTAGCAGTTGCTGCAAAATTGATATGCCCATTTGGCGGTGAAGCCGCTGAAGGATCATCAAGTGTTACTAGTTTAAATGTGTCACTACTGAAATATACTCCGGGATCTATTGTATTAAATTCAAATTTCCAATGTGCAACAACTGCATCTGATCCGCTGTAACTTCCATTTCGTTCTAGAGCCTCTAACAAACTACCAGTAGTTAATGGCTCTGGGAAAAACATGTTGATTGGTGTTGAGTTATACGTTCCGGAGCCCGGCAAAGCAGCTCGGCCGGTCCAAAACGGTATAGATCCGGTTGAGAATGTTAATGGCGGGCCGATGCTTGCAGTTCCTATAAATAAAGATGCTGTAATCGAATTAATATTATTATTAGTTCCTTCCGGGAGTAATCTCAATGGTAACCATAGACTTGAAGAATACTCTTGAATTGAATCAACTTGTATCGTTTCCCAACGTTTCAATCCTTCGTACAAATCGCCCCAAAGTGTTGATCCACCGCTAGCAGTAGGGTGTCCCGAACCACTATTAATTAATTCATATATATCAATGGTTTCTGAACTTATGCTTTCACCCGAAGGTAACGTAATTTCAAAGAGATGTGATGTTCCCGGAGCGTTGACAGTGCTTACTTCACTTTCGTTGCTTGTGCCCAATATAACAGGAACACTATCTGAGCCACCTGTTAATTGATATGCGCCACTCCCTGAGTCTGGAGCAGCATAATCATGATACCACGTATCTAATAAATCTCGTGACGAACTTGAAAACGTAAAATTGGTAGAATTAGAACCCGTATGTGCAACACCTTCAAATACAACATCAGACCCAGAATCAGCTACAGATGACGTGCTTGTTAAAACTGCAGTTTCATTATACAATGATTTGCGGTATTCAACATAACTAAGACTTTCTCTTGTTTCTGACAACGTTGCGCCAGTTACTGGCAAGAATACTGCCTGCGACATCCATGTAGGTGTTGATCCTGTAATATACTGTGATCCACTTAATACTGCATATTGATACGAATATGTTGTCCCAGCATATCGTTCATCTGATGATTTCGTTAGATATGCTTGCCATTGATCATCATCTTGTGCTGTTATTGTTGCAACTGCACCTTCAATACCACCTAAATACACCGGATAGCTACCTGTTACAATCGTAGTTTCTTGAACATTGATATCCGTATTATATCCTGCATTTTGTTTGTTTACGCGAGGTAAAAATGAATCTTTATTTCTTTCTAGAATATTAGGTTGGATCAATAATCCAGTTATTTTATCAGCACGAGCCGGCAACAATTGATCTAACTGCTTAAAGAATGACAGATCAAACAATGTAAATATTTTGATGTATGCATTTAAGTCATTCTTAGTTTCATATTTCTTCCAATATGATTGTGCAGCTTCAATTAAATCTGGGTATGACCGTTCATATTGCTGGCCAGGATCGCCAATATATGAATCTAATTCAGTAAATCCAAGTTGTGCAATTATATCCTCATCAATCATTGTTTGTGGAGAAAAATATACTCCTAAACGATTTGAATCTAATGGAGCTTTATCAAATTGGCTTCTTTCTGCTCTAGATTTAACATCCAATGTTCCGACAAGTTCATTATCTTCTAATCTAATCTTGTTGTCGTCAAATGTTCCAGCAGCCAAAGAAATTCCATCATAATAATATGTCTCTTCAACCGAGTCATATGGTTCTGCATTTCTCCCCCAACTTGCAAATGAAGCTGATATTCCTGATAGATTAGGTTCAACACCTGACATTGTCACACCCCTTGTGAGAGTCGTTTTTTCTGTTAGTGGCAAACGGAATACTAATTCATCATATGCATCAACGTTGCCATCATATGCAGCTGGTGCTTTTGTATGATTATTAAATGGAGTATCTTGTAAGCTAGATGACCATAATCTCAATTCTTGAAGTTGTCCTTCTAGACGTGCGCCGCCGCTACCACCACCGAGTCTTACTGTGCCTGTTGATGCAAATGATGCTATTGCAGAAGCAGATACTGCTGCTACAATTTTTCCATATTTTGATTTTTTAGCAACAACTTCTAATGAACCATTACTACCACTTCTTAATAATACATTCAACCATCCACCATCAAACATTTCAATATCAGCTGAACTCGTACCATTAATTTGAATACTACCTAATGTTCCTCTTGTAAAATCTAAAGTAACATCATTTGAATTTGAAAATTCCTGACTCGATGATACTACAGATATTGTTCCTTCAGAATAACTTCCTGTATCAATGAAATCTATCTGCCAATCTGTTGCTGCAATAGAACCAGATGATGAAAGTGTTTCGTCAATAGTAAAATGTGTGCTTGATTCTTTACTTACAATTGTATATGTTCCGTCAATACCGGTACTATTTGATAAAGTAACTGATCCTGAGTTATCAATTGGGCTAGTTAATATTTCTGCAGATGCCGTTACGCCTGTACTTCCAATGTAATGCGTTTCTTCTATTTGATTAAGCGTAAGTGTTTCTGGATTACCTGCAGACATTGATACTGCATTTAATCTAGCCCCATCAAGTAATGTAATCCTATATAACGGCTCATCAAAAGACCATGATATATTAGCACTTTCAACTGGTGAACCTTCAATCGTAAATATACCTGTTGCTTCTAAATCAGATATTGTTGTAAATATCTCTGGGTTTATAGCATTACTGTCAATTAATTCGCGCCCAATTCGAAATGTTTCCGTATCTACATATGAAGCAGTCGTTGTACTAAAACTACCAGAAACATTAATACTATCAGTATATCCAAATGTTAATGTGGCAGATTCATCAAATAAACTAGCAGAAGCTTCATAATCTAATTGATATGATTGAGATATTACAAAACTCGATGTTGATAAATATAGAGTAACATTATCAACTCGAGTATCGACATCAATTGATGCTGAGCCATCTATAGAAATAGTTGCTACATCAAATGCAGGAAAAGTTCCTCCATGTAATGATGCAGTATCACCCGGGTGATATACGTAATATACATCTTTTGAATCTACTGAAAATAAATTCATTGTGCTAGGCAATGCTGGATTAGTCAATACATTATCAGTTCGGAAACGAAGTTCTACTGAATTAATTGGTTGATCATAATCAACAGTTACTGTCCCTGCAGGATATTGAATTAAATCTAATGCATAATCAAAATTCAATTTTTCATAAACTGGTGGACGTTCGATTCTCGGCCCGCCATATTCATTGATTGATATCATGCTCTGCGGTATTCCATAACATGATAACAATGCTTTTACGCTTCTTTTAGTACCTTTTGATTTTAACAGTCCTGGTAAGTTGTTAACAATGCGCCGCCATACGTGGTACGTCATATCCTTGCCTGGTAACGATGCATCACCTACCGTATTAGAACCAGTAATCGGAATTCCTGCTTCGTTAGTACCTAAAACATATTCCCAAAGATCTTTGTATTGATTACCATCCGTTAGCGACCATCCAAACTGTTTTGCTACAGAATAAAGTAATTCATTTGGAACACCGTATTTAGGATGTTCATCTCTAGAATATATTTTAGAAACATTGCGGATATATGTATAAATGATATCATAATGTTGTCCTAACATATGAATAAACGTTTCTAAACCTTCATTGTC